TGTATTTTCATGTCAACAGGAGACAATGGCCTTATTTCATCCTGATCTACGCAGAGCGGAACAGTACGTTTAATCAAAAGCGGAGAGGTAACCAGATCTGCTAAAGGAGTTGAAGAAGTTTGCTCCTTCTTGGCAATAATGTACTGCGGTTCTAGTTGAATGACCTGAAGGGTGTCCTTTACCCTGTTATAGGAACCAAGACTTTGACCATCAGGAGAAAAAAGATCCTCTCCGTGGTGATAAACTTGAATGTCATCACCTAAATGAAGAAGAGAAGAATCTGTGCTGATAATCAGTTCGGTATCACTGATAATTCTTGCAACAACACCAATGCAAACAGAACCATATAAATTTTTCAGTTCGGCAATATTCAAAGCAAACCTCCTTTTTCCGTAAGATATTACCTCTTAATGAATTATATGAAACATATATCCAGTATCATTTTGCCGACGTCGGCAAAATGATCGGAGTACATCCGCCTCAGTACACAAATAATGGGAGATTATCTAGTTGTCAAAAGGAAAAAGGCCCCGCATAGCTGCGGAGCCTTTGTTCCAAAAAAATCAGGGGCAGGACTTACAAAAGTAAGTCTCCGTCCCTTCCAAAAGGTTTCCCTTTTCAATTGTGGCTACATTCTAACCTCTGGCAGCCAAATTGTCAATGACTTTTTTCAGGAACGAGTATACACCGCATAACTTAGGGTTGCTTGTAAAATAGCTCTTATTTCTGGAAACTCTTCCCTCCATGAAATCTTTCAATTCCTGGAATCTTTTTCTCTGGACATTCGGTGGCATATATACCGAATACACATAGAAAAGGACAACCATGTTATAACAGAAATTGATGTGAAGATATTTTGATCTGGACTCCTTGGAGATGGCAGGAATTGCCTTGATGAAATTGGCAATTTCTATGTCGCATTGTTTCGTGGAATCCATTCCAGCAGCTGCCTTATTCAACAGGCAATTGCTGTGTGCGGAGGCGTTGCGAAAGTCTCGGATTATGTTAAGAAACTTCCCATCAATCAAGATTGGCTGTGAAGGGGATCTTGTTGAGTCATAAAAGGAACATAGCTGAATTAATTCGCCAAACGAAACAAGTTCGACCAACACCCAAATTGGAAAATACGGATAATATTTTTCAATCAGATCTTTACAGTATTCCCCTGCTTTATGAGTGCGAATAGAGCGAAGAAGTTCCATTTTCGCATCTTTTATTTTGAAATAGTCTTTTACGAAACGATATCCATCTTCATCTCCATTGGCACCATCGTTTGTGACAGCGGTCACTAACCGGACCTTAAGGGCATGTTCGATATCAAGGCACATCTGAAGAATGTGATAGCGCAAGTGCATATCAATTGTTGAAAGTTCCTGAAGGTATGCAAAATCCAGATTCTGATATTGTCCAGAGCGAATAGAATCTTTCGGACATTTTGGATAATTGGAACGATATGCGGACAGCTTCATGTAATAGTTCCTGTCTGCCAGGAATTCACGTGCCTCATCTTCTGACACAATATCGAAACGAATTCCCTTCGATTTCATATGTTCAATGAGTTCATCTACGGTCAGCAATGTTTTGGGTGGCTTCATTTTTCCTCCTTATGAAATATAAAAAATACTCTTGTACGCTGCGATAATGTAGCACCATTTTGCCGACGTCAGCAAAATGATGTCATTGAAATATAAAAAATACTCTTGGCCTTGTCACATCCCTTATGTTGGGAGGACTACTACCCAGAGGAACCATCTCGGTGACGTCACCGAAATGGCACCAATGTCGAACCCATTCTTCCCACGTGGGAAAAATGGGTTACGCATCAATTCTTGAATCCAATAATGGTTGCTCTTCTTGTCTTTGAACGCCAAGGACAGCACAAACTGCATTTTTGGTATCGTCAGAGGATGATCTAAAAGCATCAATCAATTTAATCTCGATTTCAGAAAGATAACGCGTGGTTCCGCTACGACCAAGGAGTTCATCAGTGGAAACTCCAAGGGCATGAGCAATCTTCATCACCAGATCAAGATTCATGCTCTTACTATCTCGCTGGAGAATCGAATAGATAGTCGAAGGCGTAACATCAATCATTTTGGCAAGTTCATTTGCATTTATATCTTTAGCGCACATAAGTTCACGAAGCTTGTTTGCAATTCCCATTTTTATTTCCTCCATATCATGAAGATACCACACATGCGTAACTTTACAAGCATGAAATTACTCGAAAGCGTAAAAACGTATTGACAAAATACGCAACGGCGTATATAAATGCACTATAGAGATACGCGGTAGCGTAGTTTGGAAGGAGGTATGTGCTCAATGGCGTATAAAAATCTGAAAGCAGAGATGGCGAGAAGAAACATTTCAGTATCAGACATTGCCAAGGCAGCAGGGAAATCGGTATCGGCGATTTCGAAAAACATCAATGGCAAAGGGGATCTGACCGTGGAGGAAGGCCTGACCATAAGAGACATGTTTTTTGCGGATCTGTCTATGGATTACCTGTTTGAGAAGGCATAGGCGGCAGCAGGAAAGGGGAATGCAATGAGACTGGATGAAATAATCGAGGAATTTAAGAACTCAGAAGAATCCAAAGCCTTGGATAAGGTGAACGAAGCAACGAAGAAGCTTCTCAGCAGGAAAGAGGTAATGGAAGCGATGGCGGAAGTGACTGCAGAGGCCATTGAAGCCTCCTTCGAAGAAAAGAACAAGAGCGCGGCAATGATCCGCGCAAGCTTAGAGGGATACAGGCTGATCGAGAAGCTTTTCCCGGAGGAAGAGCCGGCCGAGAAGCCGGATGACGAGAATCCGGAGCTGAGTGCTCTGGAGGAGCTGCTCTTTGAGCGGACACATCTCGCGGAGGTGCGGTACGAAGAAGGTCATTCGGAGGCACAGCTTGCCAGGTGTTTAGAGCTATGCGGTCTGGTCGGAGATGCGGGGTTGGTAGACAGGTATTATGCCTGGAAGGAGGAGAAGGGGCTATGAGTAAGATCCGGATTTTAGCTCTCCCGGTAGACCGGGAGCCGTACATCACCAATATCGAGAATTCGCTGAGAAACATGCAGAACTTCATTGGCGGTTACATCGAGGCAGAGACGATTCTGCAAGATCCTGAGGTAGTACTGATCTGCGACGAGGAGGGGGTGCTCAATAATCGAGCATTGAATCCGAGTCTCCCGGACTTAGACGAATACGGAGGGTTGTTGAATTCGGGATTCGTCTTAGGAGACTGTTTCCTTTGCGGAGTGGACGGAGAAGAATTTGCAGACCTTCCGGATGAGTGGAAGGACGTGCTGCTGAAGCGTGCCAAGGAAGCATATCGAGAGAATCGAAAGTAATAAGGAGGCGGCATATGGCACTGAAGGTCAGAAACATTATGGCGGACGGAACGGTTAGAGATTCCATGAAGGGCGTAGTAGTACCGGCTGACTGCGAGGTGTATGCGGTGCTGGCGGAGATCATAAGGAGAAAGAAGAATGAGCAAATGGGTATCGTGGACAGGAGTGCTTTGTCTGCTGGAGTCGGTGATCATGTCGGCGATCTTTGATCTGCAGCTTCCTGCGGTGGTGCTGCACATGATCGGGATCGGGCTGACGGTCGCAGCCATTTTACTGGATGGCATTGAGGAAGACCGGAAGCGGGAAGAGAGAAGGCGGCGGAAGCACAGGAGATACTACCAGGGCGAAGACATGGACGATGCGGGGTGAGGTGAGTAGATGAAAGATCTTATGGCGTTGGCAGTGAACATTCCGAGCGATATTCCGGAACGGAAGCAGAAAGAAATTCTGTGTGATGCACTTTTAGCAGAACTGCGAACTCTGACAGGAAGGGAGCTGTCTCAGTATTTGACAAAGTTCGCACTGTATACATGCCCACCAAGGGAAGTTGTGGAATTAGCTTTCCCGCTGCGAGCGCATGTACTCGATCCCGACAGCTGTGATGGTGAAGCTGAAGGGGGTCAAAGGACTGAAGCTTCCAGTAATGATGTCACTGGGGACATCTGAAATATAGCACCAGGGAAAGTTACGAAAGGAGAGAGAAGAAAATGAAAGACGACGAGCGATTTTACTGGTTCGTAAAGTGGCATATGAAATGGTTGTCCGACAGAATCGGCGAAGAAAGATGCAGGAAAGCCGTTGTTTTCGTGTGGGACTGGATTGTTCCGCCGGTTGTATCGGTGATTACGTCAACAATCATCGTCCGGTTATGGCTAGGGTGATCAGCGTAGTAATGATGGAAACGACGATTGGGCATAAAACGGACCGCGTAAATTCACGAAAGAACTTTTGGGATAAAAGTTCAGAAGGGTGCTGTCCTTTGATGTCAAGAGTGATGTGGTGGCCAGAGTAATGCAGATATTCTTCCTTCTGAAGGAAGGTAAGAACATTAAACAGCTCATTGCCATAAGAAGCGCAATCAACATACGGAGCCCGAGGATTGTAGCACTCATCAAAAGAGAAATTTCCGGAAGTACGGACATAAAGGCGTGAATAATCGCTGGTCAGAATATAGCCATACTGTGAAGGATTCGGAAGTTTTTTCAGCTGATGAAAAAAACGGAAAGACAGAAAGAATAGGGAATGGTCAAGCAATTTCATAAGATGCACCTCCTGCGGGTATTTTAGCAGAAAGTGAAGGAGAGCTGAAGTCAATGCTGGAAGCGAAATTATAGAACGTAGAAAAGGAAAAGAAAGGGGAAGAAATGAAGAAGATCAGAGTGCTTTTTTGTCCGGTGAATGCGAAGCCATACATTGTAGGGCTCACCGATACGATGAAAACGATAGAGATGGCGGTAGGTGGAAAGGCGAAGGCAGTGAAGATGCTGTCAGAGCCGCACGTGCTGATGATCTGCAACTGCCAGAACGCAGGGGAGCTGAACCGGAACCTTCCGGATATGTCACTTTTCGGAAGAGCGGGGGAGAAGCTGGAAGTCAGAGGAGATGTCATTTTCTGCGGAGTGAACGGAAAGGACTACCTCACCGACCTGCAGGAGTCCATGAAGAGGATTCTTAAAGATTCAGCGGTGGAAGCATTTGAGAAGAAGTGATTCTGCTCCGAAGGGTTCGACTCCCTTCCGGAGCATTTGACCAGGGCAATGCTCCTGGTCATGGGATGAAGGAGGTGGACGCACGGACACACCTCCACGGGCAACATAGATCTGTGCGCTGACCGCTTCAGCAATAAAAGGCGGACCCGCGAAGGACAGCGCGGGTACTGCACTCACAAGGCAGGCTGCTCTTCCCCTCAGCAGCGAAGGTTCGAATCCTTCTGGGTGCGCGATTTTAAGGAAAAGAAAGGAGGAAGGAATGGATGAGGAGAGAATCCCATGCTGCCCGATCTCGATGGACACGCAGCGGGAGCGAATACGGATCTCCGGAGCAGAATTCTGCAGAAAGATCTGCGGAGAGCGGAAGCGGATTACTCTGGAGCATCTGATGGCAACACCGGATTGTGGCCGGATCTACAACCGGCTGAAAGCAAAAAAATGAAGAGGCGGTTCTGGAAAACCGTCTCTTCGGGGAATGCAATAGCACCCAAAGCTATACAACATCTAGTATAGAGCATTTCCCGAAAACCACAAGATAAAAGATAGGAGAAAGCGGGGCGGTTCCGCTTTCGCGACGCGGTAAAGTAATCCACTTTACGACCGTATCCAGTCAAAGAGGAAGGAAAATGCGGGGAATAGAGAAAATCATCTGCGCGGGAAAGGTGATGGAGGTTCAGAGAATCATCGCCCCACGCTATGGAGCAAGAGGAAGGGGAGGACCTCCGGAAAGAGAATCCCCGGAGAGCACGAAAAGGGCACACATCAAGAGAGCTGAAGCGAAGCTCCGATGGAAGCTCAATGCAAACTTTCAGGACGGGACAGATGCACTGCTCACACTGTCCTGGAAGAAAGCAGATGCTCCGAAAGATTCAGCAGAGATGAAAAAACGCTTCGGTAATTTCCGCAGGCGTCTGAAGGCCAGGTATCAGAAGGCGGGAAAAGAAATGAAATACGTAGCCACAATGGAGGTCGGCCCGCGAGGGTCCAGACACATCCACATGGTGCTGTCGGATGCAGATCTGCAGGAGATAAGGGAGTGCTGGGAGCCAGGGCAGATCGTGAATATAGTTCCGTTGAACTCGAAAGGACAATATGCAGACATTGCAAGTTATTTCGTGAAATACGCGCTGCGGACCGCAGAAACAGAAGGAACAAAGGTCGGACAGCTCTATACGCCTTCACGGAACCTGAAAGACCCGAAGATTACTATCCGGATAATTTCCAGAAGAACAGGCTTCCGGGACCCGAAGGAGCGGAAAGGGTATGTGATCGACAAGGACCACACGGTGTGCGGCACGTATGAGGACGGGACAGCATTTCAGGAGATCAGCTATATCCGTCTGGAAGAGCCGGAGAAGAGAAAACGCGGAAGGGCAGCGCCGGAAGGGAGGTGAGAAAGGTGGAAGCGAAGATTTACGTAGAAACATCATGGACTGCTCCGCAGGCATCTTGCGGAGTTGGATTATGGCTTGTAGAAGCAGGAGAGCAGAAGGCACAGCGTCGTGGCTTCGTGAGGCTCATCGATGCAACAAAGGAACAGGCGCAGCTTCGGACGCTGACAGCCGCTCTGGACATTCTGATCCGGCCCTGCAGCGTGCAGGTCATCATGTCAGATCCTGTCATCGGGGCATTAAACGCTGGATGGCCGTGGCAGTGGAGAGAAAGCGGCTGGACGAAGAAAAACGGCGAAGAGGTGAAGAACCGCGGAGACTGGGAAAGCCTTCTGTGCGGGATGGATCCGCACAAGTTCACCGGTCTGCACAAGGAAGAGCATCCGAAAAAGGAGGCAATGATGCTGCAGATCTGCGATGAACTGAAGAAGTGGAAAACAGAGGTTATGGGCACCGCATTTTACGTGGAGAAGGAGGAGACATGGAAGAGGTAACCAGAGAAGCAGAAGAAAGAACGCAGCATGCAGGGACAGAGATGGGAACCTGCCGTTTCTGCGGGCAGAGAAAGCTGGTCCGGTATGTCGGAGGGCTGACACAGGAGGAGTTGGATAAGATCGCAACAGATGAGTGCAACTGTGACGGAGCAATCAAAGAGCGCAATATCCGATACGAGGCCAGCAAGGCGAGAACCGCAGTGGAGAAGGTCATTATGCCAAGGTACCCGGAAGCTGGTGCGGTCCTGAAAGAAGCGGTGGACTCGACCGCGCATGGCCTGTTCCATGCGGTGACGATCGGTTTGGGAGACGGAGCGAAGGCAACAATGACCGTCAACAGGAAAGGCGCTATCAGCGTGAAGCTCTCAGAAACGATCATTACCACGATTGAGGATGCCGTGGAGATGGAGCTGGTACAGGATGAGTAAGTCCATTATGCAGGAGAAAAGCCGGGGATGCTGTTATATCTGCGAGAACTATCTGGACGATGATTCATCGAAGATGTACCGCGAGAAGCACCATGTCTTTGGAGGACCACTCCGGAAGAAATCGGAGCACTTTGGACTTACGGTATACCTCTGCAGAAAGCACCACACAGGAGACATCAGCGGCAGCAGGGAGGCTGTGCACCGGCCGGATTTCAACGATTACGGGCTCAGGCTGAAGAAAGATGCACAGACTGCTTTTGAACAGAAATACGGGCATGAGGCATTCGTGCGCGAGTTCGGAAAAAACTACTTGGAGGAAATATGATTTTTGACAGAATCAAAGCAAGAAAAAGAGAGCTTCAGGAGAGACTGGAAGAGGACGGAAAGCTGGTGATTCCGTGTATACGGATGAAGACGGCAAAGCTTCCCACAAGAGGCAGCAGGGAAGCGGCCGGACTGGATCTGTACGCGGATTTAATGGAGCCAATGAGCATTTTGCCGGGAGAGACGAAAAACATCTCATCCGGAATCGCTGTGGAGATCCCGGAAGGGTATTTCGGCGGAGTGTTTTGCAGAAGCGGTCTTGCAACTAACAGGGGACTCCGGCTTCCCAACTGCGTGGGGATAATTGACAGTGATTACAGAGGCCCAATCGGGGTGGCATTACACAATGACTCCCACGAAAGGCAGGTGGTTCTTCCGGGCGAAAGGGTGGCGCAGCTGATTATCCTGCCATATCCGGAGATAAAGCTTGTGGAGGTGGCCGCCCTGAGCACAACGGAGCGCGGAGAAAGAGGTTTCGGATCCACTGGGAGACGCTAAAACCGCAGAAATAGACATAAGTTGCGCGTAAAGAGCATGGAGATAATGGGAGTTTGAACGTGAAAATCACGTTCGCAATGGCATTTTAGCGAAAAGGCAGAAAGTGGCGAATAGTAGCCATAAATTGAAAAACAGATGAAAGGAGACGAGCCCCGGCCGGGTAATAGATATATCGGCTCCTTTTATGAGATGACATATCAGGAATTTTTACAGTCGAAAGTAGAACTTGCTCCATCGTCCGGGTTTGAGGTGGCAGCAGGAGAGATCAATCCGGCATTGAAGCCGCACCAGAAGGATGCGGTGCGCTGGGCGCTTCGAGGCGGAAGAAGAGCACTGTTCGAGAGCTTCGGCCTTGGTAAGACGGTGCAGGAAATTGAATTTTGCCATCAGGCAGCAAGACACGAAGGCGGGCAGGCGCTGATAGTCCTTCCACTTGGCGTAAAGCAGGAATTTACACGGGACGCCGTGCAGATTCTCGGGTACGAGAAACCAAGATATGTGAAGACCATGGAAGAGGTGAGGGCAGCAGGTGAGGAAATTCTTATCACGAATTATGAGAGAGTAAGAGACGGAGACATTGACCCGACTTATTTTTCGGCAACCAGCCTGGACGAAGCTTCTGTGCTGCGCAGTTTTGGCAGCAAGACCTATCAGACGTTTCTGGACAAGTTCAAAGGTGTGAAATATAAGCTTGTCGCTACGGCGACACCTTCCCCGAACAGGTATAAAGAGCTGATTCACTATGCGGGATATCTGGAGATCATGGACACCGGGCAGGCTCTGACGCGGTTTTTCCAGAGGGACAGCACGAAAGCGAACAACCTGACGCTGTACCCGACGCAGGAAGATGAATTCTGGACATGGCTGGGAAGCTGGGCGCTCTTTGTTACAAAGCCGTCGGATCTGAATTCGGGTTATTCGGATGAAGGTTATGATCTGCCGCCGCTCACGGTCAACTGGATTGAGCTTCCGGTTGAATACGGAAAAACACAGGACCGGAACGGACAGATGCAGCTGTTCGAAGACGCTGCGCTGGATCTGAAATCGGCGGCGGATGTGAAGCGAACAACCATCGAACAGAGGGTAAACAAGGCAAAAGAGATTGTGATGGGAAGTCCGGACGATCATTTCATCATCTGGCATGATCTGGAAGCGGAGCGGCACGCGATCAAGGCAGCTATCCCGGAAACTGTAGATATTTACGGATCCATGGACTATGACAAGCGGGAGCAGCGGGTAATCGACTTCTCGGAAGGAAATTTCCGTATTTTTGCAACGAAAAAGGAGCTGTCAGGGTCTGGCTGCAATTTTCAGCGGTATTGCCATCGTGCAATCTTCCTTGGTATCGATTATGAGTTCAACGATTTTATCCAGGCAATTCACCGCATTTACCGGTTTCTTCAGGGGCAGCCGGTTGTGATCGATATTATCTACATGGAATCCGAAAGAGAAATCAAGGACACACTACTGCGGAAATGGAAGGATCACAACCACATGGTAGAAAAGATGGTGGAAATCGTGAAAAAGTACGGCCTGAACAATGCAGAGGTTCCGGAGCTGATCCGCCGGAAGATGGGAGTGAAGACAGTGAGAGTAGCGGGAAAATACTACGAAGCAGTGAATGACGACTGTGTAGAAGAGACCAGAAGGATGCCGGACAACAGCGTGGGGCTGATTCATACATCCATTTTGTCATAACAGGAATAGAGCCAGACGCCCTAGTGACGAGCTATTTTGGCTTTGCAACTGCAGAGGCGGCAATCTGCTGGAGAATCCATGTTGACAAAAAGAAGCGTCAGAGGAAGAAAGCAGAGACGGAAGAGCTGGATCTGGATATCAGCGCGGATCCGAATGAATATGATGAAAGAAACGAAGGGATTGGTGAAGGATGAACGAAACAACTTTCAGAGTAGCAGAATTAGTAATTCGAGTGATTGCGGCAGTGCTGGCCGCATATGTCATTCCGGTGGCTGCGCGGTGGATCAAGCAGAAGATGACACAGAGCGAGGTCGGGAAGGCGGTACTGGCTGCACAGCAGATCTTGTGGAAGCAGTCAGGGGAGGTGCGGAAAGAATTTGCCATGAAGGCAGCGCGGGCCGCACTGGATGATCTGCATATTTCTATTTCAGATGATCAGCTTTCAGCTCTGATTGAGGCTGCTGTGCTGGAACTGCACAGAGTGGAGGAAAAGAAGGATGCTTAGTTCGTGCGGACATGATGAAAGAGGAAAGTACAGCGGCGGACAGGCGGGAGACCAAACGGGGACGGAGTACTACATCCGGACATTTTATGTCCCGTCGTATGGATGGGACTGCGTGCTGCGGCACCCGGATATTCGCGTCGGTCAAAAGATCGCAGAGATTGCCGAAAAGGCAGCGAAGAATAACCGGATCGGCTACGATCAGGGGCAGCGCCTGACTTACTACAGCGCCCTGAAAGAGGAAGGCTGGCATCCGGAGAGGATCACCACGCCGTGCGAAGCAGATTGTTCGGCTAGCACGGCCGCAGCGGTTATTGCGGCGGGTCATCAGCTTGGGCTCACACGGCTTCAGCAGGTATCTCCGTCCAATGTCACATGGACACTGAAGCAAGCCTTGATCGCAGTGGGCTTTGAGTGCCTGACGGAGAGCAGGTACAGGACCTCAGACGCCTATCTGATTCCGGGGGACATCGTGCTTTCGGAGGCGCATCACGTAGTAATTAATCTCACAGCGGGCACACAGGCGGCGAAGCAGCCGCAGAGCACAAAGGAGGAAACGGTGAAACAGTATGCAGGAGTTGTCAAAGTATCATCGTATCTAAATGTCAGGCTTGGACCTGGCACGCGTTTTGGAACCGTGAAACTTGGAGGGCAGGAGATGCGCTTACCGTCGGGAATGGTGGTGAGTATCGACAAAGAAACAGAAGGCTGGGGCAGGCTGACCGGAACCGGATACTGGGTATCGATCCAGTATATCCAGAAGTGAGGGAGACCATGGGAGCATTGATATTACTCACCTGTGTTGGCGTGGGTCTTGGCGTGATCTATCTTGCCGCACTTGCGGCGGTCACGGCTGCCGGCGTAATGATGTGGTTGGACAACTAGAGTAGCAAAGACGCAGGGTGTACGCTAAAGTAGCGAGGTTATGCATTTCAGTAAAAGCTTTGTTCCTGGAATGGCGAAATCCGCAGAGCTCTTCCCTCATCACGAGGACAGAAGAAAAACGGATGCATATACAGGAATGAAGAAAGATTGTCAGGCATTAAGAGGAGACTGGATCAATGTCGGAAATGACCTCAGAAAAGGAATTGAACGTTTCTACAGAGAAGAATACAGATAAGATTTCCGAGAGTGATCAGCAAAGTGAACTTAAAACGGATGATGGAAGATTATATTGCCGCCGCTAATCATGAGCTGGTGCTATAATACTCTCATGTCTCCAAATAATGGCCGTAGGCAGAAGCATTAAAAATATGATGCCAAGG